GCATCTGCCGCGCCGCCGTCAGCATCGTGTCCCCGGCGGTGGTCATCTGCCCGCCGAGGGAGATCCGCCCACCGGTCAGCTTCGCCAGCGCCCCCGCCAGCGATGACCACGCAAGCCGCATCGTGTTGAACACGCCCTGGATCTGGCCGGCGCCCTTGCCGATCAGCGTCAGGTACAGCAGCGCCTGCACCAGCGCCGGATGGCTGGACAGCGACACCGCCAGCGCCATCAGCGGGTTGGCGATCTGCCACAGCGCCTTGGAGTTCGACGGCGTGGCCATCGACGCCATCGCGCTCAGCACGTTCTTGAGCAGCAGGAACAGGTTGTGCAGCACCGGGCGGATCACCGGCCAGTCGTCCTTCCACTGCTGCACGATCGCGTGGAAGCCTGAGTGACCGGACAGCGTGGTCGCCCAGTCCTTGAACTTTTCGGTCAGGTCGACCAGCCCGCCGGTCACCCGCTCGGAGAACGGCAGGAACGCCCGCAGGATCCCCCAGAACCCGGCGACGATGTTGCCGATGGCGTGCCCGAGGTCGATCAGGACCGGCCGCACGTGCGGCAGCAGGACCCCAACGATCCGCTCCACGCCGCCGCCGTAGATCTTCATCCCCAGCTCGCCGACCAGTTGCCCGAACGCGTCCGCGCCGGCCCGCACCAGCGGCGTGATCGCGGTCAGCAGCCGGTGCAGGAACGACAGCCCGAGCGACAGCGGCGCCAGCACCGGCCGCGCGAGCTGATCGGCCCACGCCTTGTACGCGTCACCCGCCGCCTTCAACTGCTTGGCGAACCGGACGACGGGCGGCGGGGCCTGCTTGACCACCTGGTTGTAGGCCGCCTGTGCCTGCGCCATCGCCTGCGCCTTGGCCGCTGCGGCGTCCTTGACCGAGGCACCCGACTTGAGCGCCTGCTGGTAGTTGGTCTCGGCGGTCTGGCGGGCCTGGTCGAGCTTCTGCTGCGCCTTCATGACCTCGCCGGTCTGCGACAGCAGCGGCTTGAGCGCGACCATGTACGCGCCCGCGCCGGCGGCGGCGGCGGTGAACGCGGCGCCCAGCCCGCCGACCGCCACGACCAGCGAGGAGATCAGCGGCTCGGCCAGCCCGGTCGCCAGCCCGATCCCGGCGAGCGCCTTTTGGAACACGTTCGATTTCTTGGAGACCAGGCTGGTCACGTCGCCGTACCCCACCACCGTGCTGGCCAGGTTGTGCATGGCGATGCCGAGGTGGTCCGCGTCCTGCTCGTTCCGTTTCAGCGCCGCGCTGTTCCGCGCCACCGCCGTGTTCGCCTTGTCGACGGACTTGGCGAACCGGTCGAACGCCTGCGAGGCGCGGTCATCGCCGAGGAGCACGAACCGCAGCGTGGTGGCCATCGGGCGTAACCACCGCCTCTCGCTGGGTAACGTTGAGTCATGCAGATCCGCCGTGGGATGTTCGCCGTGCTCTCGGGCGTGCTCATGCTCGCCCTGATCCTGCTGCTGGCCGCGCTGGTCTGAGCCCGCACGCAAAGCAACGCCCCGGCGCCGGCCGGGGCGTGTCCTTACTCGAGCATCCGTTTGACGTCTTCCATCGCCTGCCGCAGCGCGGCCTCCCCGTCGCGGGCGGCGTGCCCGGCCGCGTTCTCAAACCAATGCGGCTCGCCCCACTCGCGGACCCACGTCCAGTGCTGCCGGGGCCCGCGGCCGAACACCGGGTGACCCCAGCCCTTTTCCATGTCGGTGTGAACCGGCAGCTCGGCCTTGCCCGCCGGCATCCGCCGCCCGGCGGACACGATGTCGAGGGTGACCTCGCTGCGGCGGATCGACACCGACGTGTTGACCGTCTTGGCGATCTCGGCGCGCAGCGAGCCCTGCTTGTGCCAGGTGTACCCGGGCCGGCCGTGCCGGGCGGTGGGGTGCGCTGATGCCGAGTGGAAGTTGTGCGCGTTCAGGATCCCGGCGCGCACCTGGTCACGGATCGGCTCGGCGGCCTGCTTGAGCCGGCCGCGCATCTGCTTCTTGAGCTCCTTGCCGGCGGCGTGCGCCTTGACCGTCAGCAGCCGCATCTGTTCCTTGCCCGGCCCGGTGAGCTCAGCCATCACAGTCCCCGCAGGTTCGCCTTGCCCGTCGGCCTGCCGTCCGGTTTCGCCGCCTCCTCAGCCGCCCACTGGTAGAAGTGGAACCACTCGCCCAGCTCAACCGAGGAGACCCGGGTCAGTAGCTCGGCGACGGTGCACCCGAGATCGCGAGCGAGGGTGAAGTAGAACCACCGCTCGGGGTGGCTGCGGAGGCTTTTCCCAATTCGTCCATGTCCTCATCGGACAAGCCCGACAAGCGCAGCGCTGCGGTGTAAACCCGGTCCAGCGCGGCGCCGGACTTCTCCCCCAGCGCCGCGACCTCCTGCTGCGTGAACATCAGCTGCCGGCGCTGCGGGTCGTCGGGGTCGAGGACGCACCGGGCGACCAGCTTGGCCGTCAGGTTCTCCCCGTCCACGCCCATCTGCGGGCGCCCGCCGCGGCCTTGGCGCATCGTCGCCATCGACGCGAAGTAGGCGTCGCGGCCGGCGCCGTCGAGTCCGGCGACCAGCACTGACCCGCCCCACTCCGGAACCTCAACCTCCTCAACCTGCCGGTCATCGACCTTGAGGATCGCGTCCTTGGACAGCAGTCCCATCGCTCATCCCTTCCCGTTGTCAGAGCTTGCCCGCTTGCGCCTCGAGCGCCTTGGCCCGGTCGACCAGGGCGCGGATCTGTTTGCGCAGTCCCCTGATCCGGGCGGCGAGGTCGACCGCCTTGGCCTGATGCTGACCGGCGGCGCGCTGATGCTGGGCGGACTGCCGGCGGTGGTGCTTGACCGCCTGGTGGTGATGCCCGGCCGCGCCCGCGCCCGGCTTGGCCTGCTGCTTGGCCTGCGCGGCGTGGTGGGCGGCTTGCTTGGCGGCGGTGGCGTGCGCGGCCTGGGTGGCGTGGTGCTGCTCCTCGAGCCGGTGCAGCTGGCCGCGCAGCTGGCGGGCCTTGTCCCGCAGCGCGTGCGCCTCGGCGAGCAGCCGCTGCTTGCGCGGCGCGCTCTTGTTGGCTGGTGCCGTGGTGGCGCCGCCGCCGGATGCCGCGGTGAACTGCCCGCCCGTCGCCGACCCGGGCGGCGCGTGGTTCGGGTTGAACCGCTCAATGGCGTAATCGCGGCTGACCAGGGCAAGCCGCAGCGCCAGCATGTCATCCGGCATGGGCGGAGCCGATCAGGGGATCGTGACGTTCTGCGCGGGCACGCGCGTGATGGTGAACCCGATCAGCACCGACGCCGGGTCATCAATGGCGGTCTGCACCGACGCCGCGGTCACTTTCGAGGGCCAGACGTCCATTTTCTGGCCCACGATGTCCCCTTCCCAGAGCGTCAGCACGTAGCCCGAGGTGTCGCGCGGCAAGACCGTTCTCACGTCGTTGCTGTTGCTGGACGCGTAGAACCGGATCGAGGAGTCGTCGGCGGTGATCCGCCCGGGGATCTTCGCGGTGAACCGGCCGCTCATGTCGGGCACGTCCTGGGTGTCGCTGGACACGGTGAACCCGGTCATCTCGGCGATCTCGTTGGTGAGGTCGATCCCGGCGTTGATCTCGGGCCGGGTCGGGCTGAGGTAGTTCGCCGCGGTGGTGATCCAGTAGATCTTCCGGGTGCCCTCGGAAACGTAGCGGCTGGTGACGTTCAGCGGTGTCGGCGGCATGTCTCACTCCTCCGTGCTCTTGCTTGACTTGGCGGCCTTGCCGCTGCTGGCCTGGGCGACCTGTTCCTGGGTCATCGGTTCCGGCTCGGGTGGCGGCTCCTCGGCCGGTGGGGCGTTCTCTGCGCTGAGCAGCACCCACCCGCCGGCGTAGTGCTGGCCGACCGATGACTCTGGGACCTCGGACACCGAGCCGGGGCCGAGGCCGGGGTGGATCATGTAGACGAACCCGGGCGCCGGGTTGGGCAGGTCAGCCATGTCAGCCCGTCCTCAGCACGTATTCCTGGCTGGCGGTCAAGGTGCCCGACCAGGTGAGGGTGATCGGCCCGGGCCCGTAGACGGTCGGGTCGAGGGGGATCGACCAGGTTTGCCCCGAGGCGACGGTGACCGACCGGGCGGTGACGGCCTGCCCGTCGAACGCGGGGATGGGCAGCGCGACGGTCGCCGACGCCGATGACGGGCCGACCACGATCAGCGACAGGCCGGTGCCGGTCGGGCACGTGTCCACGGCCCCGGTCGTGGGGAGTGTGGTGGTGATCTGCGCCCCGGCGTGGGGCGCGGACTGGGCGGCTAGTGCTGTCATCGCGTGCCTTTCAGCTGGTTGATCCGCGCTAGGGTGGGGCCCGCCAGCGGAAGGGATGGCGAGCAAATGAAGATCACTGTTGAGGGCGTCGATCTGTCGCTGCCGGTGTTTCGCGACGATGAGCAGCCGGTAACGCTTGGCGACCTGGTAGCCGGGGCCATCGCGGCGAACGTGGTAGCCGAGGCGAGCCCGGCGACTACCGGGCTAATTGAGATCGTGGCCAGCGTCCGCGAGGCCGAGATCCGCGAGCAGGTGCGGGTGCAGGTGACCGAGGCACTGATCGGCCCGCCCGGGCGGGTACCGATGACGCTGGCGGACGCGATCATCACCGAGGCGAACGCGCAGATCCACCAGGGCGACGGCTACCAGGGCACGTCGACGCCGCTTAAGCAGGTGGTCTCAGCCGAGGTCTACTCGCTGCTGCATGATGAGGTGCTGGCCATCGTCACGCAGGCCCGCGAGTCGATCCGCGAGCAGGTCCGCGAGGCGGTCATCAAGATCGTGGGCCGCAACATGGGCAACCTCTAGCGGCCGGTGAACGCGTCCACATCGATGGAAAAGTTGACCCGCGCGAGCAGCCCGCCGGTCGTGTCGGACTGCCGCAGGTTGTGCGACCCCAGCCGGGCGTTCATCACCGTCTTGCGCAGCGTCGGGTCATCGGCGATCAGAAACCCCACCGCGTCGTAGATCTCATACGCGCGGGTCCGCGCGGCGAGCGTGTCCCGGTCGCCGTTCAGCACCCCAAGCGAGCAGTGGATCGTGTACTGCTCCCGGTCCCGGCTCGAGCCGAGGTCGCCGAACTGTCCCGTCATCTCAACCGCGTCGACGTCCTCGCCGGGGCTGTGCCCGATGGCCACCACCTGATTGGGGTCGTCCCCGGTGGTGAGGGGCGGGCCGTCGCTGACCTGCACGCCCTCGAGATCGGGCGCGGCGGAGCACATCGCGACCAGCGCCGCCAGGGCGTCGGGCACCGTTGAGAAATAGCTCATGGGCCTGCCTCATATCGACGGCACGATGTCCTGCTC